AAGGTTGTTCCCATGGTCTTATCAAATCTGTAGGTGCTGCCACACCTTGTGATTGGAAAAGATCCTCTCTGCGGTCTGCACGTTGTACTTGTTGTACAGCTTGATTTTGTATTCTAGGATCTTCGTATGGATTTGTAATACCTTGTGCGGCCCAAGTTTCAGAGATTGGTTTACCAGTGACTGGGTTTATTTGATCTCCTTGCCAGGCAATGAACGCATCAGTTTCTGCCTTAGGTATTACTGCAGGATCTCTACCTAAGAATGGGGTAGAAGTAGGATCACCTGCAACAACACTTTGATTTCCTACTGCTGGTCCGGCAGCAAAAGTTACATTAGATGATTGCTGTGTTGGGATAGGGGCGTCAGCAAGTGCAGTACCAATGTTTGGTGAGGGTACTCCTGCTGGATACACAGGTGTTACTCTGTCTTGTACTGTAGGTGAAGTTAATTGAGAGTTGACTGATGCGTTTGCTACTCCCTGTCCGTATATAAAATAATATACTTTGCTTGACGGATAAAGTCTAGTTGAGAAGTTGTTATTTACGGTTGATGTAGTCAAATCTTTTACTTGAGTGTTCAACACATCAATTGTATTGGCGAATAAGGTAACTGCATCATTGTCTGTACTGACTGCTAATTGATTATTTAATTCAGCTACTACTGTTAAAGCATAACCTTGGAAGTTAGGATATGTGTTGCTATCAAAAGAAGACGTAGTTGTCCGAGCAGTGGCTGTAATTATTGTAGATACTGTGTTATCTGTATTTCTAGTTGTTACTAAAGTATAATATGGTACTGACAAATTATTGCCACCATAGTATACATTTTTTGTATTTGTAACTGGAGTTATACCTTGTGCGGCTTGTCCGGTGTTGTATAAAGGAACAGTTAATGTCTGATACACTGCTGAACTAGTTGATGTAGCTCTAGTAGGAAACAATTTTTTAGGATTTAACAAATCAGCTAATGATTCTATTCCTTCTGTTTTGCAATTCAAAGGTATCAATACTTCTTGCAAATCTTTTCCTAGAACAATGGTAAAAGCTTTATATATTTTTACTTGTTGTTCTTTTGTTATACTATTGTTATTACTAAGTATAGCGGCCAATTCAGATTGAGTCATGCCGGCGGCTAATAATGCTAAACTAACAGCTGGTGTTAGTGCATTGTTTTCTTGTAAAGTTTCTAATAAATTAGAAGGTAAGCCAAACGTGTTAATCTTATTTAGATTAATTGCACGTCCAGTTTTAATCAAGTCTTGACCAAAATTGAATGTAGCCAATGAGACACCTGTTATGTCTGCACTAATCAAATCATTCATATTACTATACGTACCTTCTAAGAATGACTTAGAATTGTCAACTGAGGTTATAGCACTATTAGTATAGTTTACAAACGAGTCCGCTTGTTGAAAAGATCCTAAGAAATCTTTATACTTAGGTTGACCTTCATTATAGTTAAATTCATCCCAAGCTTGTAACGCAATTAATCTATTGAAGCCCCACTGTGTTACTGGTTTGTTGCCACCATTACTATACTTAGTACCACCCCAAGCAGTACCTACACCGTATGGACCAGTTGTATCATTATTCCATGTAAACGCATACGTTCCGCTATTACCTAATCCCGGTACTAGTGTTCCATATTTAATATTTCCGCCAGTGACATTACCTGGGTCAGCAGTTGTTACTACTACAAATGAGCCAGATTTACTTGTACTAATCAACCAAGTATCATTGTATCCTTCAACTGACGCACTTAGCTGTATGTACGTACCTGCAGGAAATTGACTTATTACACTAGTATCATGGTATACTGTAAAGTATGAAGGTGTCGATACAATGTTTATAAAACCTATGCTATTTGTCAATCCACCTACAAAAATTATATTATTGTATACATCTCCGTTAACTTGTCCACGTAGACAAGCATCATTTATTGACCAAGTAATTAAACGTAATACAGTGTTTTGTACGATTGATCCAAACGAAAAATCAGAATAAGATTTGCTACTGCCGGCAAAATCAGTTACAATTGGATTGATACCTAGTCCATTGTTTTGCAACAATGAACTCATTACGTTTACGCCCAATGGGCTTTGTTTTCCTGAATCACTCATGGCACAAATATATCAGGGCTACCTTGAACAATAGAATGTCCACATGTATTACCCGATCCTACTCTTAATACCGGTGAGCCCTCACAGAATACTGTAGGACTACCGCCGGTTGTTGAGGCAGCTTTGTGAGGAGGGTGCGGCTTTCTACCCCATGGTGCATGAGGTGTTAATTGACTAACATGCAATCCTACTTGAATGCCGTTAGCAAAAACAGTTGAGGCACCACGTATTATCTTGCCGCCTGCTTGATTTTCATCACCCTTCCTACTAAGCTTTGCCATATTATCCCAATACTATTTTCTTATCTGGTACTTTAATACCGGTTGTTGCTTCTAAATACTTCATTCTAACACTATCATCAGTTTCAGCGTAAATAGCAATACTACTAGTATTTAGCTTGAATTCACCCTTCGGATTTGCAGTAAAGATACTAGGGATCATTTGCATACCCTGCTGTGTAGGTGCAATAGAGACAGGTTCTTCAATAATAATGAAGTCACCACCTGCTTGAATTACCTTTGCTATAAGTTCTTCACCTGAGTTAAGTTTAAATGTGTATACTTTGTTTGATTCAATTGCTATTTGCATTAGATACTTTCTGTTAATTTTTGTTTGAGTTCAGTGAAACCACCGATTAGTACACCATCTAAAATGATTTGCGGTACTGTTCTTGCTGACGGGATTGCTTCTAGCAATTCTTCTTTGGTATATCCATCTCCAATCTTACGTTCTTCAAATTGTATACCTTTACTTTTTAATAGTGCCTTTGCTTGGTCACAATAGGGACAGTGATATTTACTCCATATGATTGCTTTCATTATTATTTTCCTTTAAATGTTTGGTAATTCTTCGTATTCTAGTGCTTCGCTCATAACACCAATAACGTAATTTGTTGATTCAGTTTCCTGAAGAGCAGATTGTTTCTTGCTTGTATCTGAATGTTTGTTGAACCACGGAATAGGTGTGCTTCTTGGCGCAGTATTGTTGTATTTAATGCCAATTTCTTTTAATGCACCCACTGCAGTGTAATCAACGAAATCTTTTAACACGGTTGCATTCAGTCCAATAACAGGACCAAATTTAAACAAATAGTCTGCCCAATCTTTTTCTTCACGTATTACATCCATGTAAAGCTGATAGACTTCATTTTCACATTCTTCTTTAACTTGTGCAAAACGACTATCTTCTTTAACCACTTGATTGATAAGGTAAGCAGTCCAGCCTTTATGTAGAAGTTCATCTTGGAGAATTAAACTGATAATATTGCCATTACCAATAAAGATTTTGTTCTCAACCATTGCTAAACTTGTAGCGAATGATACCATAAATCTAAATGCTTCCAATGCGTAACTGGCATGTAGTGCCATGTAAATTGCCTTGATGTGTTCTTTCTCATTAACATTTTCACCTAACTCTTTACGACAATTGACTTTGTGCAGTGCATCATAATAATTACCTACACTACTTGCCATATCAATAATTTCTTTTGTATCGTGAATAGTATTGAATACATCTTTGGGTACGTTGTAGATGTTGCGAATAATATGACTGTAACTGCGACTATGAATGTTTGTTTCAAAGAACGTCCAGTTGTAAATCAATGCTTCTAGCTCAGGTAATGATATTACTGGCATAAAAACTTGACTAGGAGCTCGACCTTGTAAACTATCCAATGCCGTTTGTCTTAATAAGTTGCTAGTAAAAATATGTTTGACTGTATCACTAGAATCCTTGAAATCATTAGCATCCTTAGTTAATGAAATTTCTTCTGGCACCCAAAAGAATCCACGTGCAGTAGTTTCAAAGTCTGCAATCTTTTTGTATTTTACTTCTTCAAAGCGTTGAATGGTTACGGGCCCGGCTGGGTCAAGAAACATCTTGCGATTTAAGTAATCTGTTTTTGTGTTTAAGTTATATTGTTCTTTGCTCATAATAATGTTCCAGTGTATGTTCGTGTTTAATATTTTCTGTAAAATTCCAATTCCATTTACCTGTAGTAATTCTTTCAAAAACTACATCAGTTACCTGGTTATTGAATTCAGGTGTGAAGTGGCAACTTATGAATTCTGGTTTTTCTATGTAATCACTAACGATATTTATGTTTTTATTGCTACCAAGAGATTGATATTGCATTCTTAATACTTCATACAAATTTTTATTTCTCGACAATCCAAGCTGAGTATACATTTCCGGTGTTATTGAACCGTAAAAGCAAGGTATTAGAATAGCATTTGGATCTAGTTTGATAATATGCTCAACCATTAACATTTGCAT